ACAGCTGCTTTAACGAACCGTTTTCCGTCCGAATATGCACCCGATTCTTCATCAAACCGAATTGGCATTTTGCTCCCATTCTGAAACCCCGAATTGGAATTTCAAATGGAATTAAACTCCTCGAATTCGAATTTGTCTATTCTGGGAAATGAACGCGTGTCGCATCCTTAATGTGGAGATACCCAATCTCCTTTGTAATCCAATCCCTACCTACGTGCTCTGTGGTTCGTGGAAGGCGCTTTAAATGCCATTCTGGAGCGTTTATAGCCCCTAGATTCCAAGCCCACGTACCTTTTGGTGTGGAGCAGACATAAAGCGTTCCTAGAGCCTCTGAAGCCCTTTTATTGGCTAATGCATCCCATTTGGGTCGTTCAATCAAAAGTTCATCGTAGTGCGTGTGACGACATTTGAGTTCGATGATGGTGTTATGTTCGGCGGTAAAGCAATCCCATTTATCAAACTGTTCTGACTTAACTAGGTCGGGAAAATACCCTTTGAGTTTTTCAAATAACTCGGATTCTTTAATCGTCATCCTCATCATCTTCAGGATCATAGATGGGAATTTGTTCGGATGGTGGATTTGGAATCATCCAGTTAGGCAAAGCATCCTTATCCATAACAAAAGCCATAGCCACTTCGTGTTTGAATCCGGCATTTAGTAGCGCGTTGTAATACTCGTTTTGCGCTATTGCATAAACGTCAATAGCAGTGAGTATGTTTTGGTTTTTAGCGCCGCGCCGTTTTCTTGCGTCCTTTTTTCGTTTTGGTGGCATAGGAGGATTTTACTACTGATCCGAGTAGTGCCAGCATTTCGACCTGCGTGTCCTCAATCCTACGGATTCGGTCGTTCATCGAATTGCCACCATTGGGAATCAGTTCCCGAAGGTATGACTTGATTAAGAACCTCAACCCGGCAAAGAGAGCAGCAGCAGTACCGGCTATCGAAGCCGCTATCGGTGCCCAGTCTTTTACACCCATTTGTCATTTGCCCCCACGCCAAAATCCTTGTCATCTGGATTGATGGCTCGAAGAATTGGTGCAGCGACAGCCACAAGAGCTGCTGTGACGATTTGTTTGATGCTGGCGTCTGGGTTAGCGAGATACGTGCTTATTACAGCCACAAAGAGAGCACGACTGTATGACTGGAACGCTTTCATTAGATTCTCCGTTTTCACCTTTTCCTCCTAGCATTGGTATATCAAATCGAGCAATCGAGTTATCGCCCAACTCAGTAAAACTTATGTGAATGTGATGATCGTGCGGATTTAATCCGGTGTATGGCTTCCATTCAAACTTTGATTTTTGTGATGCAATGTTTTTATTGAAGATTATGTACTTAATCCGTTTGTCGGTTTTTGCACATATACGCAACTGATCCGCAAGATCGAACGCCGCTGATTTGTGGGATCGTAAATCCTTATCGATGTCAATGGCACGTACCCAGCCATTTGCATCAGGATTATGGTCAGACACGCGAGCCGAATGACGGGCATCTCCAATCCATCCGTCCGAAGATCGATCTCTGTCAAGGAAAGCATCATCGATTTGTTCGCGTAATGTCTTACCGGCTGCGCAAAGTTTTGGTTTCATCCAAGTAGAAGTTTTGCTTCGTCCTCTGTAATGCCCAAACGCTCAAGCAATTCAGCCTTTTGTGCTGCTTTGAGTGCAGCTTCTTCTTCCGCTGCCTTGCGATTTGCTTCCGCTTTTGCTGCATCTGCTTCCATCTGTGCAATTTCCTCTGCGGTAAGTTCTACCTCAGTTGAAATGCCTGTTGAGCAGTCCACTACGATTTTTGTTGGCATATTATTCCTAACTGTTTTTGATTCCGTAAAGGGTTGCGGTTGAGTATTGAACAAAATTCGGACCCGTATTTGGCAATAATTTTATAGAAGTTATTGCCGAAGTAGATGACCACAGACCAGCCGTTAATTGAGCATATGCTTCGGTTGCATTATTTTCTGTAACGCTGTCTATTGAAACAGATTTATAATTACTGCTTGCATAATTTGGAATATAAATCAAAACATTGTCGAAAACTGAAGAAGTTGTTGATGCACCGATTCCCGTGTAATAGATATTTGAACCAAAAGATGAAGAGGATGTCGCACTTCCAGAACCTAATAATCTTTTTGACGAAAGGTTTGTCGTAACACCATTAAACTCTAGTTTTATTGAATCATCAACACTTGCAGACCTATTAGTTCGTGAACATACTAAAATTTGAAGGTCTGTATATGACGCGCTAATTGCTGTAAATTCAATCGAACTAGCCCCACCGCTTCCAACAGTAACAGTAGCAATTTTGGTGAATGTCGCTGCCATTATGCCGCCTTGATTCCGTAGAGGGTGAACGAACTGCCCGATGTGTAGTAATTTGTCGCGCCACCTTCAAGCGTTAGTTTTATTGAAGTAATGGCTGAGGTAGAACGCCACAAAGAAACATAAGCAGCAACTCGGTCATCTACTGGATTTGCTCTGGTTAATGCTGTCTTGTAAGTTGTTGAGTTTGAGTAATTCATAATTTGAACTATATTGGCTGCAAACGCGGAAGCACCAGTCCAGCCACCAAAGGCTTTAGATTGACTGGTAAATCGTGTAGAGGCAGCACTTGTGCCATCTCCTGTAATGCGCGTATATGAATAGTTAGTCCCAGTATCGCTGTTGAACGTCATTTCAATTACATATCCAGCACTTGAATATTTTGCGCTTGCAACAATAATCAAGTCTGTATAATTTCCGCTAATGCTTGTAAATTCTACTGAATTTGTTGTTCCGTTTGACACCGTAGTCGTTGCAATTGGTTCGTATGTTGATGCCATTATGCTTTTATCCCGTATAGTGCGATATGAGAATACTGAGCAAGATTCTGAGATGAAGTGCCTTGAATTGTTAAACTGGTTATTGCAGAAGTTGACGCCCAAAGGCTAGAAGTCAAGCGAATTGTTCCGCTTCCGTTGTCATCGTAACCGTGTAAAACTCTAATAGTTTTGTATTTATTAGTTGACGCGTAGTCGAGCAAATCCCAGACAGCGACAGCAAATACGTTTGAACCCACGCTTGAGCCAGCTGCAACAGAAAAATAAGTCGGGTTTGTATTATCCGAATAAGCAGCTGCAGTCGAGCCAGTTCCATAAAGTCCGTGAGTGTAATAGTTTGCTGTATCGCTGTTTATCTTCACGAATAATGTATCTGTAGTGGTTGCGCGATCTGTTCTCGCAAATGCTCGTACCTGCAAATGAGAGTACGTGTTCGGGATGCTAGAGAAAGTTGCCGATGAAGTACCACCAGCACCAACCGTCACAGTTGCAATTGACTCATAAGAGTTCGTTGCAATCTTCGACTTCGTTATGCCCGAAGCAATAATTCCTAAGATCAAGACAGGTCGCCCACAATGGTAAACGTGTTGCTTGCTGTGCAGATAATGGTCGCTGCGCTGTATTGTGCGCGTAGTTTAGGTGCGCTTGCAGTTGCTCCAGTTGAAGTAATTGTTACTCCTGAGCCTTGTGCGAAGGTAACTTGTCCTGCACCGATTTGTTGAATATGTATCTGCTCACCAGCCGAATAAACCGATGGTGGAACTGTTACGGTGATTGCAGAAGCATTTGATGCAGTGACTAATTTTCCTGAATCAGCTGCAACCAATGTGTAGGTTGTTCCGGTTTGAGCGTTGAACGATAAATTCAATTTTGGTGCTGTGAGTGTTTTATTAGTTAAAGTCTGAGATGTTGACAAATCAACTGTGGTCGCTGTGTCGATTGAAAGAGTCACTGATCCGCTTGTTCCGCCACCCGATAATCCGGTTCCAGCAGTTACGCCAGTTATATCACCTTGATCATTATTGATCCAAGTGAACGCCATATCCGTACCACTGGTCTTTGAAAGAATCTGTCCGGTCGTTCCACCTTTTAGCTGCGCCATTGATGTATCAATGCCACCGGCAAGTGTGCGGATTGCGGATGCACCGTCTTTGACGTAGTCAGTGTCCGCTGGGGTGGTCCATCCAAAGTTCGTAGTGCTCGGCATTATGCAACTGCTCCAATCGCGGTTTCCCACGTAAGTGTACTAGATAACGTGTTCCAAGCCTCTGAGGCGCTTACGCTTTCCCATTTGACTGAAACGAGTGAATAAGGTGTCGGTGAAGCGTTAAAGGTTAGCGATAGACCATTGACCGTTGATCTAAATGTCCATCCTTCAACAAAACCTTCGAATTGTCCTCCCACGATATTTTGCGGAAGGTTGGTGATGCGAACTGGCATCCCCATAAAGATATTCAGCAAAGCATCCCGGTCGGTGTTGTCAATTTCTGGAGATCCTACTGGGAATGTGATTGAATCAAATTTGGCATTTGGGTAGGCACGAAGATTGATGTATCGGTCGGCGATTGTTTGAGCATCCGTCGCGTTGTGGACTCGGGAATTGATGGTTTCGGCTTGCAGTCCATAGGCAGTAATGGATGCTGTACTTGATGAAGTCTTTTGGCTGCCGAAGTTGTTGCCGTAGTTAATGGCTATTTGATTGCGAATATCACCAGATCGAGTCAGTGTGCGGATTCCCTGCCAAAGCGCATCATTGGCGCTCAAATCAATGTAGCCATTGGATGCTAGGTAATTTTGACGGTGAGCGGCATCGGCGTAGCCGACGTTTCCATCCGCATCCTCATATAGATAGCCAAGACCGGATTGCGCGATTTCTGAAGCGAGTGAATAAATGTCGGTTTCGCTTGAAGATCTATTTTCAAGGGTAAATTGCCCAGGAGTATCAATCGATCCCAAACCAACGTTTCCGGCATTTGCCCAAGTTGTGGTTGCAGCAAAACTGTTCCAAGTAAACGTTGGATTGACTTCGTTCCAAGAATTGAGCAATAGGCTTGCCAATAAGGTGTAAATCTGATTGCCGTCATAATCTTGAGATAGAACGCCTGTGGTGATTGCTTTTGGTAATCTTGATAAAGCGCCTAAAGCGGTAACTTGTGCGCTGGTTATATATTGGACAGATCCAGCTGCTCGAACTGCTTCGGTCAAGTCGGTTACGTAACCACCAAATAAAGCAACGTAAGCACCAGATGAATCTTTGACTTCGATTCGAATTGATGATCCGACATTAAACGTAACGGCTTCATTGGTGTAATTAAGGATTTCGAATTGGCAATACCCGGCACGTGGTTGAGTGTTGATGTCGGTTCGACCAGAGGTGATGACGAGATTGTTGACCGTTACTGATTCGTAAGTGGTTGAATCAACCGTAACGCGCCAAACCGGATTCCAAAGACTCATATCACGCCATTAATGCGGTATTTGAACCAGCACCACCGCGAGCAACTGAGGAGTTGAGAACGTCAATGATTTGTCGAGCAGTGGCTTCTGGATCGATTGCGCCAGTCACGTTGATGTAGTTTTGGATTGTTGGCAAAGCGTTTTGAACGGCTTGTGGTGATCCTGCGGCTAGGGCAGCAATTGATGCAGAAACTGTATCCATTTGGCTAGTCGATGAAGTCGCTGCTGCTGGAGCCGATACTGTCGGCGTGGTGACAGTCGGCACGTTGATGGTTGGAGCTTTGACGGTAGGAATTGATGCGCTGACAACTGTAGCCGATGAAGTTGACGGTTTGGAAATCAAACCGATGTTTGGCAAAAGCGGAACGGCGTTGTAAGCCTTGATGAGAGTGTTGATTCCATCGATTGCGAATGAAACTGCGGTTTTAATCCCGTTAATTACTGAACCAATAATGTCAATAATACCAGCGACAACTTTTGAAACAAAGGAAAGAGCTGCCCCAAGTCCATCAACGAATACAGGCACGATGTATTTCATAATGAATTCGCCTAGCGTTTTGAATGCTTCCTTATTGTCATCAATGGCATCTTTGATTGGATTGAAAACTGTCGAAAACTTTGAAATTGCTGGAACAATTTTGTTGAGGAAAGTATCGAATAAAGTCTGAAGAACTGGCAATAACCGAGTGCCAATTGATTCTTTTGCTTCTTCGAATGTCTGAGTCAATCTGGCAAGTTGTCCTTGATAGGTATTGGCTTGTGCTTGCGCTGCTCCACCGAACGTGTCGTTCAATTGCTTTTGTACTTGCGCAAACGACATCGACTTAAGTTCGGCAGCAGATAAACCGACACCTAAACGAGCCAGTGCCGTGTTCGAGCCATCGTATGCTTTAGCAATTGCGTTGGTTACTGACTCAAGCGGTTTTCCTGTTGCAGCACTGACATCGAGCGCTGTTGATAGAAGATCCTGCGCTTTAGTCAAATCATTTGTGGATAAAGCCAAACGCTGTAATGCCGGACGCAAATCTTTGTCCGATACGCCGTAAGCGAGTTGATATTTCAGAATTTGTTCTTCAACGGCTTTAATCTGCTCATTTGTTGCGCCAGTAGCAGATTCAAGTGAAATGGCTAAACGCTTTTGTGCGGCTTCATCTTCAATTGCTGCTTTAACTCCATCAATCCCAATCTTGACGGCGTAAGCGGCTGCGGCAGCAGCAGCGGCAGCAAATGCAGCAGCGGCTACTTTGCCAAATTTTTCAACTTGACCAGCAAAACCCTGAACATCATTGTCGGCAGTTGATAACTTCTTTTTAAGATCATCGACATCTGCAAGTATGGATAACTTAAGCGTTCTACTTCCAGCCATTATGCCCACTCCTTAAGAATTCCATCAAATGCCTTTTCCCATTTAGCAATTAGTTCAGGCTGAATTGAGCGAAGAGTCGGATAGATAAAGTAGCCGGAGTTACCTCGTCCTTTTCGCGGTGTTCGATTTGGGAATTGCTTGAATCGATTAGAACCGAATTCAAGACCAGCCCATAGGATTTGCGTTGTACCACCGCCAGAAAAACGTTGGGATGCAAACCCGTAGGAAAACTCTCCGATTTTAGATGATTTCGAAATTCTTGCGCCTTCGGCAACGCGCTGGACGGCTTTCGCTGCGACGATACGAGTTGCAGCAGTTTCTTTAATAGCACCAACGGCAAACTCAGCAAGAGCAGAAGACTCACGCTTAGCGGCATCAGCAGCAGCTTCATCCATAGCCTTGAACGATTTGAGGATACCTCGGAGGTCGGATTTGTCGTACTGAATTTTGGGTTCAGTTGCCATTCCTTTTCTCCAATACCTCGATTGCGGTCAAAATTTGTTCGGCTTCAATCCATTCGCTCATTGGGA